CGTATTGACCGTTTGAATCCAGCGAGCCAACGTCAGTACCGACAGGTAACGCAAACGGCAGAGCCGAGCAAGTTACAGTAGCGGTAGAAATGCTGGTATACGTCACAGTTCCAAGTGAAACAGCCGTGTCAGTCACTAATCCAAGCACGCGAACGGGCAAAGATGAAGTGGTTGCGGGTGTATCGCTAGGTGCGAGAATGGCGTTCTTAGAATTGCCAGTTGCAGTGCTACCTGTGTTGTTAACCATGGCCAAGTTTTGACCAATCATGGCGCGAGCGCCAGAAGCAACAGCGGTAGTAGCAGAACAAACAACACCCTTAAACACTTGGTCAGGATCGTCAGCAACAATAGCTACTGCATCACCAGCCGCAGTTGATGCGGGCCAGTATTGCGCAAAAGTCAACTGTTTAGTGACGGGGTTTGTGTAACGGCATCCCAAGAAGATACCTGTTTGATTGCCTGCTGTGCCAGTAGACACAGACAGACGAACGATTTCACCACGAGACAAGCCTACGTAATCACCGTAGAAAATGTTTGTAGGGTAAGCGTTAGTAATCGGATACTCACGAGTAGAACCCGCAAATACCTGACCTCCGATCAAGTTGATCGGTTTTAGCCCGTAAGGGGCGTCAATAACCGGATAAGCCATTTAAAGACTCCTTTATTTAGAACCTGAACCAAATCCTTGTCCGCGACTTGATGTTGACTTGCGGTCAGCAAACAAGGGCATCCGAGGGTCGTTATTTCGCATGAAATGATTGTCAACTGAATCCATCTGGTTTTGGGCTTGCTTGTTGTAATACTCAGCGCGGGCTTGGATGCGTTCCTTGGGGGCTTTGCAAAGCATCAGCCCACCAATTTCCACATTGCCGTTTGCGTTGTTGCCAAACAAAGCCAATTCTGGATGATCCACTGCTTTCACCGGCTCATAACCATCGCGCATCTGTAAAGACACGTTGTTGGCTAATGGCTGACCTAGCACGTGAGTCGCTACCCAGCGAAACTCGTAATCTGGATCAGGTGTCGGATCGGGCAGGTTGCTCGGTGGTACGTATACCGTACGAGCAGATTTATCGCGTGATTTAGTGTCACGATTTGAGCGGTCAATAGTTTCAGCCATTTTAATTCTCCAACTTTGCTACTTGAACAGCGTATTGCTGTGGGGTTAAACCAAATTTTTTCGCTAACGCTACTTGCGTTTGAGTTAGCCTAATTTTTCCTGCACTCGTAGAACGAGATACAGAGGCAACCACTGTCGTAGGTCGTTTTTGAACCTCACCAGACCTTGGCTTGTCATTTGCTTGACCGAATAAATCCGGAAAAGTTGACTTCATGCGACCATCAATTTGGTCGAAATATTCAGCAGAGCGGGGATCCACTCCGTTTGTGACTAGTTTTTGGTGCAGCCCTAGTGCGTAGCTGGTGTATTCCTCAAACCCTTGCTGTCCGAACCACTGGTTTTTTGCCTGCCAGCGCAGAGTTTTTTCGTCCGGTTCAGCCCTTGAAGGTTGGGCTTGAGTAGTTTGTACCTCAAAATTTTCTTCCTGTAAAGGGGTAGGACGATAATTTTTTACTTGTTCAGCACGAATCTTTGCGTCCATCACAGCTTCTTGGGCTTCAATGATGGCATCTGTGTCGAACGATTCTTGTGCTGCTTTGAGTCTGCCACGGGCTTTATCCAGCTCACTTTCGGCCTTTGACTTAGCACCCTCAATGATGGCTTCTTGCCCTGTGTAGACGTTTTGCTTGAGGCGTTTGTTCTCCTCAATTAACTGCTGTGCAAGACGCTCAAGTTCTTGCTTCTCACGCATTGTTGCTTCTTTGACACGGCGCTCGTCATGACGGGCGTGGGTCAGCTCTTTAATGCGCCCCTTGACTTTGTCAGAATAAGACTCGATTTCTTCATCGGTCGGATCAAGCACTTCCCGGTCTAGGGGCTTGCGGCCCCTGTCACGCTCGGGCGTGTCGTCTTCGATTTCAATCTCTATCTCGCCTTCGCCTTCTATTTCAAACTCCACGTTTGATGTTTTTTTGTCCTCGACTTCGTCGGGGAACTTGTACGGTTCAGCCATATTCTTCCTTTCAAGCGCGGGTTAAGCCGCGGGGGTCTTGCACAACAGCATCAACTTGGTCGTCGTTGATGAGACGGAACTCTTTACCAAAGATTTTGAATCTTGTACCGGAGTAAGTACGTACTAACACAAAGTCACCCTCTTTACACCATGCTCCGTTGGGGAACTTGGCGGTGTCCTTGTACGCATCGGGGCCAACTTTTAAGACAAACAGCACCGTGGTGGCGTGTTCTTCTTGGCGCATAAACTCAACTGGTTTATACAGGCTTGATCCTGCAATTCTTTCGTCAACATCTGGCACAGCGCAAAGAATCTTCCAACCCGTGGGGATGGGGAGTTGCGTGGCTTTTTGTTCATCGCTAGAGTCAGGTTCAGGTGCATCCAAAGCTTGGATGGGGTCAGGCAGTGCAAAAGCACCGGGGGTTAGATCAATGTCACTCATCTGATTCTTCAACTTTCTGCGCAAGGTCAATTAAATAGCGCTCTGCGAGGGCTAGACCCTGAATAATCCCGCAGAGTTTTTGGTACTCTTCAAAAGTACGGCACGAACCCCCAGCCAAGTCATCGGCATAGTTGTTCATGTCAGTGCGTATTTTTTCACGTAATACGCGTACGAAGTCTTGGATCATGATTTAGGTTCCGTTTTGGGTTGGTTGCGTAACGTGTGCTGCAGTGCCGTAGTGCGTGCTTGCAAATCCATTTGCTTCTGGTTCTTTGCGATGTCAGCGCCCATTTGAATACCGGATCGCTCTTGCTCAAATTGTTGCTTGGCTTGGCTTTCTTTGATCTGTGCGCCAACACGCATAGATTCCAATTGCAGTTGACCGATGACTTTTTGTTCTTCCAACTCTTGTTTGTCGGAAGCGGCGGCGGCATCCATCATCAACTTCTGTTTTTTCAACTCCAGCTCTTGGCCTTTAAGTTGCAACTCCTGCATCTGCAACTGCAACACGGGGTCTTGGGCTTGTTGCTGTGCCTGCATCTGAGCCGCCTTGGCTTGATCTTGTTGCAATACTTGTTGCGCGGCTTGAGCCATCATGCCCGACAAAGCAATCTCCACTTGCGGTGGCAACTTCTCGTCTTCGGGCGGTAGGGGCATACCCAGTTGTTGCTCGATCTTCTGACGCATCTGGTAACCAACGTGCTCTGCAATGTGCGCAGTGATTGCACCCATGATCTTGGGGGCTTGTGGGTTTTGGCCAATGAACTGCTGAATCAGGGGGTCTTGCAAGAGCATCATGTGCACTTGAATGTGCGAAGTATGGTCTTGATGCAAGAACGCTTTCATGGGCTTACCCTTGAGCGTATTTTGATTTTCTTGCACTGGGTCTGTTGGCTTTTGATCGTCCTCAATGGGCACGAGTTTTTCGGCGTTCTTGATGCCCAATACGTTAAGCATGCCCCTGTGAAGTTCTGGCAAGTTGTAGATGTCCGGAGCCATCTGTGCCATCTGAATGACCGCTTGGTACTGAATAACGCGCTGAGACATGGTCGCAGCGTTGGGGTCTGACACGGGGATCACGTCCACCAAGTCGTAGTCGGCTTTTTTAGCTTTGCGAGTACCGTACTCGGGTGTGTATGTGTAATCAGCGTCGGTGTAGTCGCGGATGATGTTCTTCAAGAGCTTAAACTCTTGCTTCAGGGCAAAGTGCACACGAGCCTGCACCGCAGTCATTACTTTCAGTTGTCTTTCTAACAACGCAAGTGTGGTTCCCACGGGGGCCTGCGCAGACATATCGCTGACTTTCATGTCAGCAGTTGCGGCAAAACGCCTGCCTTCATCAACAATAGTCTGCATCAAGTTAAACAGCGTCTGGCTTGGCTCCTTGTATGGAAGCGGCAAGATGTTGTCGCGGATTGTGCCCGAGCCAACGTCTACGTCTCGGAACTCTCCGGGGGCGATCGGTGTGTCGTCACCCTTGATGCGAAGACCCCGTGTCTTGAGTCCGCCGGGCAAGTTGCTGAGTGTTCCTGCATCGACAAGCTGGCGCATGAGGGATGTAGCGGATTTAGCAAAGCCTCCGATAAGATGGAACAGCCCGAAGCCGTAAGCTCCAAAACCCGGAATATATTGGTAGTGCACAAAGTGCTGGCGCTTGAGGCGAAGGTCATCTTCTTCCTTCCAGTTGCGGCGAATTGACAGGATGTCGTTAGAGCCTTTAATCAACGTGACCACGTACGGCAGCATGATGCCGGTCTCTTCACCTGCGTCGTCTTTGTCTTCGTAACCCTCAAGGTTTAAATCAACGTGGCACTCATACAGGGTGTAGCGGTCGTCGTTCAAGTCACTAAAGCCTGTCTCTTTGTCCTTGGCTTTCTGAATGTCTGTCAGGTCTTTGGGCGAGTCTGGCAAGTCAATGTCAACGTAAAACCCAACTTGCTGGAGCTTAATAATCTCGTTCTTGGTCTTACGCATCACGTGTGTAATGCGGTAACAAGTATCCAAATCTGTTGTGCCGTACGGCAGATACATATCTTCCGCAGGAATAAACATCGACACCTGACGTCCCAAATTGGGATCGTAGTAGACCTTCTTAAACGCTGAGCCTGTGGCCGGTAGTGACCAGAGCATGCGCTCGTGTTCAGCGCGGTACTCCGTCATGACTTCCGTCAACTCGTAGTTCATGTCGTCTTCAACGTTAGACGCAACTTCTTTCATCTCTGGCGTTTCTTTGCCGATGAGTTTGCTGCGCACAGGCCCTTGGGCTGGGAACGTCTCAGTGATTGTCTCTGCTTGAAAGCGCACAACGGCTTCTGTAATCATGGGGTGGAACACGCCGCATGCGCCGTTCCACGGTTCTGTTCTTTCCTCTATTTGAAGGCCAAGTAGTTTCAACCCATCAACGTAGGTCTTCTCCCAGTCCTTGCGGCCATTCTTGTCGTTGTCAATGTCAGACACCAAGTCCCCAGCCAACGACTGCAATGCGCCGTCTTTTATATACTCAGCCAAGTTGTCATCGAAGCCTTCTTCGGTGTCGTCCTCTCCGGGCTTGAGGCTAATCTCCATGCCGTCCATACCAATGGTAACTTCTTCGGGATCAACGATCTCGATCTCCAAGGGGGACTCTTGCTCGCCCAACGCGTCAATGCCCAGTGGTTGTTGGTACAGCGCTTTGTCGATGTTCGTTGCCATGTGTGTTCCTAGTAGTATTCGTATTTCCTGCGGCGAAAGATCTCAAGGTCATCTTTCTCATCCGTGTCCAAACTGATAAAGCCGCCTTGCCTAAAGCGCAGCAGCGCCTGTGTTGTCGTGTCCACGTAGTCGTCATGCTCCCCAACTGGGAACGCGGCCATCTCTTCAATCACTTCCCGTGCCCAGCGTGTATCGGGTGCCCAGACTTTACCTGAACTGAACAAATCTGCAACCGCGTTGACACGCACCATCTTGTCGTTGCCCCTTGATGGGCTAAATTCTTGGACTGGGATCCCCAGTGCCCTAAGTTCTTGGATCAGTGGTGCGCCAGCCGCCTTTTTCTCCACAATGAACGCGTCGGGTTCCCACTCTTTGTACTGTTTGAGCGCAACGACCTTGAGTTCGGGAAAAGCCATCCGGTCTTTGAACGCATCCAAAAGAATAAGCTGTGGTGAATCATTTTCTTCCTCGTTGTAGAAGATGCCCCACGTGGTGCAGGCTGAGTAGTCGGAGTTGTTCTTGGTTTCAAACGCCGTATCCCAAGACTGAATGACGTATTCGCACTTTGGCGGGTCGTCGTGCTCCCAAATACGCCACATTTTACGGCTCACAATGGCCGAGTTCTCGCTTGTAGGCTGCTGCATGTACTGCGCGTTCCAATAACGCGGGTCAATACTGGCTTTTGTCGATTTCAACGCCTCAAGTGACCACTGCTCTGGCCATAGGGACTTCTCGTCGTCTTCGTTCTCGTTCAAAATGGCCGGCAACTCCACAATCTCCCATGGAACAGCCTCTGGATTCTTAGTCTGGTAGTCAATCAGGCGCCCAGTCAGGTCTAACAGCGACCAACGGGTCATCACAATGATAATCCCACCGCCCGGCATCAGACGTTGCAGTGGGCCCGTCTGGAACCAAGACCAAGCTGTATCAAACGCGAGTCTAGAGTTGGATTTTACGTCCTGCTCCGAGTGAGGATCATCAATAACGAACAGATCAGCACCACGACCAGCAAGAGCGCCCCCGACACCAGCAGCGTAGTACTGACCGCCAGCGCTTGTAGACCACTTACCGGCAGCCTTCTGGTCATCTGCCACCATAGTGTTGGGGAAAACTTCACGGTAATCCTCCGAATCGATCAAGTTCCTGATGCGCCGCCCAAAATCTTCCGACAAACCCGCAGTGTGCGTGCCCATAATGATCTTCTTCTCAGGGTACTTGCCTAAAAAATAAGCAGGGAACAGGTATGAGGAGAACTCAGACTTACCCATACGAGGCGCGATGTTGATAATCACGCGCTTTTTGCGTCCTTCAACCACATCTGTGAAGATTTTGGCCAGCTTCTTGTGGTGTGGGCCGATCTTAAAGCCCGGGTATACGGCAGTAGCAAATCCCAGCATATTGGTTTTAGCCGCCTGCAGTTTGGCGCGGGACTCCCGAAGCTCTAGGTCATTAAACAACTCCATCTTTTCTTTGACGCTCATGTGCGGCAGAGCCTTGGCCATAGCCTCTAGCTCAAGTTTGGTCAGTGTTGTGAAGTTTTCAGGCTTCATCTGTCTTCTCTTGCGTCACATCAACCACATCGATCACACCCATGAACCTGTTGAGCTTGTCTTTAATGCGTGTCTCTAGCTCTACGTCCGACATGGTTTCTTTTTTGACCTCAACCCGTTCAGTAAACAGCGCCACCTCCGTCACCGTCCCCAACATCTGCAATGCTTTAAGGCGTATGCGTGCGTCTGGATGTTTGACTTCGTCTAGGATCTTAGCCACTGCGTAGCCCCTAAGCTCTCTGGCCTGCTCGACAAACGCCCAATCGTAGGCAGTGAGCATACCCACTAAATGCTGCACCGCAGCAGGAGCCTTAATGTTAGCAAGCGCTTGCTGTGTGTTCTGTGGTGGCTGGCCTGTGACTAAAGAAGCAAAGGAATTCCTTGCCGCCTGAGCGTCTGCCTTGGACTCTGCTTCATCGTCGTCTAGCTCTAACTCTTTAAGCCAGTTGGCTGTTTGGACTTGTGCGTCAATGATGTCTGCTGGCGCTGCGTCAGCAAAAGGCAACGGCGTAGCCGTGGTCATATCGACCACGCTTGGTTCAAACTCGCCGTTAATCAAATGTTCTAGCATTGCGTAGGTTGGCGCCGGAGCTGCCCCTGCGGGCGCTCACTTGGCGCTTGTTGCCTCGTTGCAGTTAGTGTACACTTCTTTTCGGCAATGGTGCAAGTTTTTGTTCTGTTGCTTCTCCTTGATGGATGGTTGCCATCCTCTTTGCCCCACTAGTTGACGCTGGTGGGGCATTTTTTTATATAGTATTGTCCAACGTTTGACATGGTACCTTAGAAATTTTTTAAAATTTTATGGGGGGTGGGGTGTTGCGGTCAGGAATTTGAAAAATTGGATTTGTGGTTATGAAACAGTGTTTATAGCCGCTAGCTACCACGTTCTCACATAGGGGAGTGGGGGATGGGTGGGGTTCTTTGTATTCAGATATAGCCCCCAAAGCAGAATAAAGTACCCATTTGGTAATATAGAGACATCGGTTGGGAGATAGCCCAGCCGATACGGGGAGACATTCTCCCCGATACAACCATTAGTCAATTCAAGGAGAACACCATGACTAAAGCTAAAGCAATCACACTTTCATTCGAGCAATTCGCAGAGGGCTGTGGCAGATCAGACGGCATGACGCTTAACGCAAGTGACGAATACCACAAGCAATACCTGAAGCTAGACGCTGAAGGCAAGGCGAACTGGGAACAACGCTATGTGTGCAACTACATTGTCGGCTACACCGATTCACGCAGGGCTATGCCAAGCATGACGCTCAAGCAAGCAACTGATGCCTTCGGCATGAAGCGCACAGAACGCTCACGCAACGAGGAACTAGCCGTCAATGCGGGCAAGGCAAAGTTCCGCTACCACATCAGTCGCCCTGAGAAATCAAGTGGCAAGAAACCTGTGGTGCGTTTCACCGCAGAGCAACGCACCGCTTGCGACAATGCCTTGGCATCTTTCCCTGCTACCAAGCTCGCAGATCAGATCAAGATGTTGCGTGCTTACTTGGCTACTTTAGAAGCTCAATAATCTGGGGAGACTTTTTCCCCGATTCTCCAGATCACCGCAAGAGCCTCGCCCTTGCGGTGTTTCTTTTCCTGTCCAATTCGTTTCACTCAATAATCTCAAGGAGTCAATAATCATGAGCAAACAACACCTTTCCCTCATCAAACAGATCATGTATCACGCATATCGTGAGGCGTGCCGTAACAACCGCCCCATGTCAATCATCATTCGTTGAAAGGAGATCATCATGCGTAACCTCATTCAGCCCATCACAAAAGAGCGTGGCACTATTCGTGTCGGTGGCTTTGACTACCATATGCAAACCATCAGCTACGGCTCACAGAACCACATCCATGTCTTTCGCAAGCAAGCACCGCACAAGCGAGGGCTTGTCTTCCTCAACGCACAGGAATACATAGCATGGATGAACAATAGTGCTCAACTAAAGCTGCCTTTTGGGGAGACTTTCTCCCCATCTGCACTATAGTGCGAGATTATTGAGGCAAAAAACCAGTCACGGCCAAATGTCCAACACTACAACCCGTTGACTAATTTGCGTGTAACCCTCTAACCCGCATGAACACTAGCGTTGCGCAAAAACTGTCCTTTCTATCTATCTATATAATATATAAATAGATATAGATATGTATGTATCAGGGGGTGAGCATTTCCGCTTTCTCAAAGACTTTCTTTTTTTGTTTGGCTATAGCCGTTCAGAAATAAGGTAGATACATCGGACACTTTTCGTGCTAAGCTAGCACTGGTGCGGGTTCAGAACCTACACGCTTCTTAGTCCACGCCCTGTAGTGTTGGACATTTGGCCGCCCCTCAATTTTGGAGTCAATAATCTCATGTACGAAACCTACATCAAACTTACGCCTAACGAGTTACACAACCGCTTGGTCGAGCGCAAGCTACACGAATCCGAGATCGAACGCATCAAGGCAGAGGTAGCTGACCTCAAGGAATCCTTGCGGGTGAGCAGAATAACCAAAACCCAGCGGGAAGCCGAATGGCTTAAGGTGCTGCAACCCCTGCGCTACGAGATCAATAATGCCAAGGTTGGCATGAAATACGGCGGGGAGAAAGTCTCCCCAGAACGGGCGCTAGCGTTCAGCGAGTACATCAGGGTCATGGAGAAGCTACTAGCCATGCTCGATGCCCCCTTCAAGGCGCTTGACCACACACCCATACAGATAGCCCGTGACAAGGGACTGCCCAATGACGGCGAGCACTGGACTGATTGGATACCCGCTAGGGTTAAGGACAAAGTAACTATACTTTTTAACGAAATCACAATCACACCAAGGGGCAAGCGCAAGATACCCTTCCAACGCACGATGCTTCCTGACCAATTTAATAAATCAAAAACCAGATTATTGACCAAGACAAGGAAGGAGATGGAATCCATCATGCGTCAAGCTGACATCAACCCAACAGTAGCACGCTTAGACAAGATAGCCAAGATGAAACGAGCACTCAAGATTATTGAGGCACTGGGCAACAACGAAGCAGTGCCAGCCACATGGACAAAACTAAGCATGGAGGGGGGCTGACTCTTACTATCAACACTACTATCAACTCTTTCTTGGGGAGACTTTCTCCCCGATTCGCATGGCGCTTGGGCAACGCCGTGCTTTGTTTAACTGTGCCGAGCACCATGCCGGTACTGCCTATTTTTAAGGAGAAGCATCATGGCGTATGCAGACGCAGCAAAAGCGTGGGTACAAAACGCACCAGAGGCGGACATCCATATTGGGCGGTTCACTCTCAAGTTCTACTTCACAGCCAGCAGGGATTGGTGTTGGTGTTGGGACTTTAAGCACTGGCTTACGCCAGACGAGTACAGAGGTTCGCCTGAGCATAACTACCTCGACAGGATCGTTGACGGCTTAGACGCTAGTTATTACGACATCGAGTTCATCGATGAACTGATTGAAGCAATGCAAACCAAACCATTTAACCAAGGAGAGAGCTATGAAATCTAAACACAAAACCAACGTGCAACTTATCAACGATCTCATGACGCACTCACAGCAGGGCGTGCTCATGCAGGCATTCATCATCGAGGCTATCGCTAAGTATGCCGAACTAACAAAGGAGGCAGTAGGTAAACCTGAATGGGCGCCCAACTCATTCATAAGCGCAGGCGCATGGGGTGCGTGTGCTGACGAGGCATTGGAGGCAATCAACAACAGGAGTTTGTAATGAAATCATGTAGGAACTGCGAACACGCAAAGCACACAGGCAGTTGGAATGTGGGGCTTGCGTGTTTTAAAGGTCAACTAAACAACGGCGTGTCTATGAACAGAAAGGAAAACCAAGCGATGGACGCCCATCTACGGACAGTAGCCAATCGTTGCGAAGATTATCAACCAGAAGGAGAAAGCAAATGAGAGTAGTTCGTATTCGTATACACGGGAGATACACAGCCCCGTTCAATAACCCATTCACAGCTAACGCTGTGGTCATGCCAGTTGAGTTATCCGACTCGATGCGTGATGAGGTACTCAAGAAGTACAAGGATGCCCACTATGTGTTCGATGCAGGCAACCCAATCGTAGGCGAGCACAACACATTCGAGGTGTATTCGTTCGATGTAATAGATGACATGGAGGTATCGCTAGCCTGAGCAACAGGCGTGTTAGTTAGTGTGTTAGTTAGTTGGGGAGAAATTCTCCCCATTCTTTTTATAAATCAAGGAGAAGTGTATGTTTCAAATAACTAGGTTCGTGATGGAGGACTTCGTTGACTCACTCGAGAACACCATCTATATCGTATCGCTCAACAAGCGGTACATGGTGTACAACGCATCTCGTAGACGTCTCGTCTACTCAGAGATGCAGTACATGGATGCGGGCATCAAGCCCCTCGATCTGATTACTACAGGCAACTTAGCTGTGTGGACTCGTACCTCACGCTGTCGTGTCAAGGGTGAGGGAGAGTTCGCACCTCGTGCTATGACATACAAACAGGCTTGCGATGAGAGCCGTGATCGCTACGATATGCATCAGATGATGCGTAGACTGCTGACACCAGCAAGCATGGGTGATATGCCTCGTGCTATTCGTAATGCGTGGTCTACTCGTATCGAGGCAGTTGTCGAGGCTTATGCACGCAAGCACGATCCAGATGCGTATGGGAATCACACTCCTAATACTCACGCTATGTTCAAGGGCGGGTACTACTACCACGTAGATGTGTTCAGACTTGTGCGTAGTTCGTTCCAACACTTCGGTCATCTCGTAGCTCGTGCCAAGGCAGGCGATGAGTCCATCACCAACGATGCGATACGCACTGCGTTCTTTGACTTATCCAGTCGCTACGCCGATGCCACTAGCCATATGGAGAATGCGTTTGACGCTGTTCGTGATTTGGATCTTGGCATTGTGCATTGCGACTGCGGTCACTACGAAGACGAGGACAACACGCACAGTGTGCGTAACGATACGTGGTGCGACTCGTGCTTCGATGATGACGCTGTGTACTGCGAGGACAATGGTGAGTATTGGCCTCGTGACGATGCGTACTACTCTGAGACTCGTGATGCCTACTATACGTACGATCGTGACAGCGAGGGCGATGACGATGACGATGATGACGATGATGACGATGATGACCGCAACCAGCCAATCATGTCGTACTCTACCAATGTGCTTCATGTGCTTGACGATCCTTCGGGCATCACGTCGTCTCACTTCGGTGAGTTCACGATGGGCATTGAGCTTGAGATGACATCAGGCGACTCGGACACCAACTCAGCCGCTGAGTCTGTGCGTAGCCGCTTGGGTACCTCATACTGCATCATCAAGAGTGATGGCTCGCTTCCTTACAATGGCTTCGAGGTCGTGACTTCACCGCAAGGTCTAGCCAAGCACATCGAGAAGTTCAAAGCGTGGGAGATCGATCCAACCTATCGTGCATGGAACACGGGCAAGTGCGGTATGCATGTCCATATCGACTCCCGTGCCTTCACGCAGTTGACGCTTGGCAAGTTCCTCATGTTCATCAACAGCAATGGCAACGTCGACTTCATTCGTAAGATTGCTGGTCGCCATCCATCTGTCGATGACCAAGCCCGTAGCTACTGCGCCGCTGAGCATCAGTCCATCCTTACCAACCCCAAGAAGGCTGTCAAGGGTAAGTCTGGTGAGCGCTATCGCATGGTTAATATGTGCAACCTTGGCTCTCGTGAGGCTCGGCGTCTTGGTCTTAACATGGACAACAGCTACAACGGCAAGTACAACACTGTCGAGTTGCGTATCTTCCGTGCATCACTCAAGAAGGAGAGGCTGCTTGCACAGATCGAGTTCACTCATGCGTCTGTCATGTTCTGCCGTGTCGCATCGTGGCGTGATCTCAACGGCACATCGTTCGTCAAGTGGCTCAAGACTGTGGCGGGTCAGTACCCTGCGCTGACTAAGTGGTATGGCGTGCGCAATGTACACACATCTGTGCCGACAGTCATCGCACCAGCGATGGAGACTTGTACTGATGCTGTGCCTCCTGCCCCTGCCGTAGCGTCTCGCTATGCCCAAGGGCATGACCATCGCTATCTGTCTGAGATACCTTATGCAGATATACGTGGCTACGCTGACCGATACGGGCTGTACTTCACCTTCTTCAGAGCACTCGGCTTGGAGTTGGCTGTGTTCCCGTACGGGGGTGACGATGAGCACATCGGTGACACCGATGTGATCTATGTGCGTGACGGCGATGTGTGGCGTCTGCAAGAGGACAGCTTCAACGAACTGATTATGGGTCACAACCCTGTGTCAGCTAACTCAGTCTCTGAGTAATCATCAACAACCAAACGGGGAGTAACTCTCCCCATTCTTTTACATCAAGGAGTTTCATTATGTGTTTAATTATTACTGGCAAGTCTTCCAAAGTTCGTTCAACCCTGCTCAACACGCACGGGCTACTGAGCGACATCTTCACATCCAACCCTGACGGCATCGGCTTTATGTACGGCACTGCCAAGGGACTGAAGGTTACCAAGACTTTGCCTAAGAATCTTGGCGATGCTACTGCATTCATTCAGCGCTTGCCTAATGACGATCGTGAGATTGCCATTCACTTTCGCTGGACTACGCACGGCAAGACTGACATGATTAACTGCCATCCGTATGATGTGATTCCTGGCTACATCGCCATGATGCACAACGGCATCCTGCACACAGGCAATACTGCTGACAAAACCAAGTCAGATACGTGGCACTTCATCAATGACTACTTGCACACCGCTGTGTCTGCGTCACCTGACCTCGTGTATGACAAGGGCTTCGTTGATATGCTCGAGGAGTTCATCGGCAACAATCGCTTTGTGTTCATGAATGGCGAGGGTCGTATGCAACACGTCAACTTCGATCAGGGCATCGAGCACGAGGAACTGTGGTTCAGCAATACCTATGCGTGGTCTCCATCACGCCTGATCCCCAGCTACAAGAGTGCGACACTCAAGTCATACAGTTACACGAGCAGCTACGGCAGCTACATGGACGACGAGTACGACGAGATGTACGACTACAACGCAAGCTTCGGTATCAAGCCCCGCTTGGTCAGCGCACACAGCGCCAACTACGACGAGACAGCGTATGACTTTCCTGATGACGAGGATGGCTTCGTTCAGCCTACCCCTGACGACATTGCCTGTGCGTTGACCGAGGCTGACGTAGAGACGATGGAGGTATGGCTTGACCAGATGCCTGCGTACACAATCACTACGCTACTGCACTGCTATAAGCCTTCGCCTCTGAGCTACACACATCGTGATGACTTATGCTTTGCCGAGCAGGGCATCTACGATATGCTGATGGAGGGCGATGCGTCTGGTCTTATCAGTTCAGTGACCAAGTCGTATGGCTCAGTCGGCATCGTTGCCGAGGTGATGTGCTACTACCTGCAATGGGATGTACGCACACCTGTATCGTTCAAGCCAACATTGCCTGCACTGTTGACTTGATGTGTAGCGGGGGTTCGCCCCCGCATTTTTAACCCAAGGAGAAACTAAATGAAAGTCAAAGAACTGATCGCGCACTTACAGCAGTGCGACCCCGAGACGGAGGTCTACACCTTCGACGACCACGAGATACACGCGATCGATTATGTCGATGCAAGCATGACCGAGTGGGTACACCTTAACTTAGGAGAACTGCAATGAAATTTGAAGTACGCAACCATAACGACACGCTGCTTGGCGTGTTCGACAACGTGCATGACGCACTCAAGGAAGCCATGCTGTACAGGCACACAACGTGCAACCCAGCGTATGTAGATGAAGTAAAGGAGGAAGAAGAAGATGAAAGTTAAAGACAGCATTGCGCTACACCTGCGCTGTATCGAGGCAGACCTGCGGGACTACCTAGACAACCCTGTTGAATACAGGGCAAACAACACGCATCACATTGCAGACGTACACACCCTACTGCTCGATGTGATGGATAGATTAGGGATATCACTAACAGAAGGAGAGTCAGAATGACACCAGAAGAAATACAAGCACGCTTCGGCAAGGAAGCATTGGAGTCGTTATACGACTGCATCATGCAGAACCCAGTACACGCCTTGGCTGACTGGATTCTTTCGTACCACACCGAGGAGCAGATAGCTGAGTGGGTTCTTGGTTTGATAGCCGATGACATGGAGGACGAGGCATGATGACACCATGGGAAAAACTAGAGAGAGTAGTACTTTTAGTTGCAGTAATTGTACTAATAACGGATCTTTTTTATTGGAGACCCTATTGACTTCTGTCTACTCTTGGACAAATAATACTCACTCAAGGAGAAAATAATGAACAACCCACCCTACGACACAGGTAAGGTCAAGATCGGCTTGCTATACACCCAACCTCCCCCTGAATGTACCCCTGAATCCGATTGGGTTCAGGGTGTGCTGCTTGGTGACAAGCGGGTAATGGACGACCTCTTGCTCACCACCATACAGTCCATCGGACTTATCGCTTTCATTGTCATCGTCATGCTACTAACTGGAGGAACCTCAAATGCCTGACATTCAAACTGCTTTCAAACAAGCGCTTAGCAAAACCTTACAACAGTGGGATGACGATGGGGAGACAGTCTCCCCACCTTCTACTACTATCAACACTACTGTCAACAAAACTGTATCAACTCAGGAAATTCCCATGAAAAAAAC